CATATCTATGCAGGCAAGTGCCTGGTCTGCGTACTGAGGATTGAAGAAGCCCTGGTTATAGAACTGCAGAGCAAGCTCATTCTGAGATAGCTGAGTGTATGCACTCTCTTTCTCTGCCTTAACCTCGATATCGAATACAGGAACTCTGTATCCCATATCCACGCCATACTCAACTCCCTGGTACTGAGGCTGCAGCCCTTCGTTAGAGTATCTTGTAAACTCCTGCTTGCCTCCCTCTCCTACGATACGGAACTGTCTAGGCATAGAGTAGAACTGCCTTATAAGCTCGATCACAAGATACACAACCTCTTTATGTGTCTCATATGTTGTGGAGATCTGATCTCTACTTGTCTTTCCTGCAGACTCCTGGATCGCTGCAATAGCTGAGGCAGCAGTCACGCCTGCCTGTGTACCTCCTGTAGTAGCATCTCTGTTACCTGCAGTCTCCTTCATCTCAGAGATCTTGCTGTTAAGGATCTCAATGTAGTTGCTGTTAATGAAGGTAGGTGTATTGATAGGAGCAAGGCTATCCTCGCCCAGGTTGCCATCACAGTGCACCAGTAACTGATTAGGGTTAGAAAACTCCTCCTCATTTATTCCTCCGTCATTCCTGGTGAGGTATCTAGGAGAAGCTACAAATTGTACGTTTTTCTCAAAGGCGTTGTTGTATACGTCAATGGATGCCTGTGCATTCTTGCATACGTCTACAAATCCAAAGCCTACAGGCATTCCTGCCTCCGGGAATAGAGGATCAAAAACAAACGGATACTTGCCATGATCGTATAATCCCCTCTGTGCCATGCTCTCACCTGCAGGCACCTGCACAGGCTGCATTATAGGCTGCCCATTCTCATCAAGTATTACATTGCCATACTGATCTGCCACAGGCTGCATTACTGTCTTAGTAGGTACCTGTGTATCATTCTCTGTGGCATAGAGCACAATCTCATCCACAAACTTGATGTACTGCAGAGTCCTCTTTCCGTTGACTGTCTTGTGATAATACCAGTCAATTACTGCAGACTTTCCTGTAGTATCAATTGACTCATCATACATATACTTCTTGATGAGGGTATCCTGTGTCTTAGATAGCTGATCTCTGCACTGAGGATACTGCTGCTCAAGAGTCGCATTAGATACGAGCTCTACTGTAAACAAGTTCTCTGAGTCCTGGATATCTGTTATGCCAGGCTCCCAGAATATAGAGAGGAGATCCATAGACTTGATAGAGATATCCCCTAAGCCATTGAGCTTAGAGCTATCCCAGAATACTCCAAAGACTCCTGTGCCATGCTTAAGTTTGTACCATACCTCGTCAGAGTACACGCTCTTGTATCCGTTCTGCCTCATTACTACCGGGATGATGGATGAGAGAGTCTGTGCCTCTGATACATCCGTCTCCTCGCGCGGCAGGATATCTGAGGATGGAAAAGAGTCCATATAGTCTGCGTGCTTGGAGATGATAACATTAAAGAGCCATCCGCTTGCAGGCTTAGGATCATCCGCGTTGTACTCTGTCTCCATGAGATCCCAGTGGCGCATCTTCCACCACTTCTCATTGCGAGTGATCTTATCCTCAAGATTCTGCTTGCCCTGCTTGTACTTGCGCAGGATCTCCATGCCCTTCCTTACTGCATCTACCCCTATAGGCTGCCTTACAGGTGCTCTCATGGGGGAGGGTACAGGAGCTGCAGCTTGGATTGGCGGCTCCTGCACCATGCTCTGATTTATGCTATCGGCAGCAGATGCTGTGGGGATATCATCTCCCTGCCTTCCGCGTAGCCCTTTCTGAAAGTCTGCATTGTTCTTAGCACTGTTCACATTGCCAGTCCTTCTAGGTCTGTTGAACTGCTGAGCTCTCTGCACATACTGATTAGGTGCGTTCTCTTTAGTAGCCATTACACTCTCCTCACATAAATAGATTGTTTCTTTCTTACTCTCATGTTCAGAGGATCATCCTCTGGTTTGATATCCTTATTGGCAAGCTGCGGCGTTATAGGTCTGCTCATACACATATACCTCGCCTCGTCTGCCACATGATCCTCTAGGTCTGTATCTAAATCCTCTACGTGTGTATCATCATACATAAGTAGTGGGATCGTTCTGATAAATGCCTTGCAGTTGCTAAAGACATACATCATAGGGATGCCATTCTCATCAAACGCCATGCGGTAATGCATCTGCATCCACCCTGCTATGCGCTCATGATCTCCCTTTTGAAAGTAGATATGATGCCTCACTGCCACATCATTCACAGACTCGCCTGTGTCTGCATTCCATATGGCAGGATCCGCAACGCCCTGGATCTTTTTGCCCTTAAGATATGGGTGCTGATCCTCTACCTTCTTGATCTCTGCGAACTGCTTATCCGGGCTCCACTTGACTCCCTCATTAGGTATGCCAGTCCATCCGTAAAGCTCTAGGATCCTGTATAGCCTTCCATCATAGTCCACTGCCCACCATGCGCAGCTAAATGGTTTGCTATAACCAAAGTCATAGGAGCGATAGATCTTCCACCCTGGGGGAATATTAAAGGGCTCGATAACATGAGTCCACTGCCTATCCTCGTAGTGATCTGGATCATCTCTGAACTCTTCAAAGAATTGCCCCTCAAAGATATTCCAATCTCCATATAGCCATGCCTTGCGCAGCTTAGGAGGTAACGCCTCAAGGAAACGTACATAGTCTGGATCCATCTCCATGAGTGCTGCATTATCCTGCACAAGCGCCTGCGTGAAAGAGTACTCCTCCGGCTTCTCTCCATCCTCATAGTTCTTATCTATGAAGATCCTCTTTACGTAGGCGTGCCCCTGCCCTCCGGGATTGCAGGTGTAATAGATTCTCTTAGGGAAATCATTTACGCCTCGGCAGCAGGCAGCTATTGACTTGAGCTGAAACTCTGAGAGGTTTGTAGCCTCGTCAATAAAGATTACGTCATACTCAATACCCTGGAAGTTCTCAAGGTCTGTATCATTCCTGCAATACTGCAGCTTAAGTATCGAGCCATTAGGAAAAGTGAACTGCTTATCCGACTTATTGTACTTAGCTACCTTATGCAGTATAGCCTTGAGAGGTACGATATGATTCTGCTCAAGCTCTGGGTAAGTCTTTCTGACAATGCATATACGGATCCCTGCAAAGTTAGTCGCAAGCAAGATCGCTTTAGTCCTCACGCCCCAACTCTTGCCACCACCACGCGCACCACCATAACCTACGTGCTTGTGGTGATCCATGAGAAAGAGCTTTTGTTTTTCGTTAGGCTCTCCCAGATATATCTTCATGAGTTGTAGCCCTCCGACTTCTCAAGCACAATCTTGATCTGCTCCTGCTCCTCGGATCCTGTTATGCCATAGAGCTCTGCGAGCTTATTAAGTGCAGTGATCCTATCAATCTGCCTTGAGCCCTTCCTTGATTGCAGCAGATCTCCCTCCGCGTTATAGATCTCAGAGGTATCCTGCCCCTCGCCTGTAGCAATCTTAGTAAGCTGCTCAATAATAAAAGCTCTCATGCTCGCAGCATCATTGCCGCCCCTGTTCTTAGCCTCTTCCATGAGCTCGTTATACCTCGCCCTTATCTCATCCTTTGTAAGGAGCCAGGAAGCTTTATTGTCTATGGTAGAGTCTTTCATCCTTGAGGCATTGTATGCAGCTTTATACGCTTGTCTCTGTGTCTTTCCCTTTACAAGTTCCTCAACATACCTTTCCTGCTTAGGTGTTAGCATACTTATTTTCTTACGCCCTTCTTTAATTATTCACTGATTTACCCTTGAAATATAGAGCACCCTAAAAAGCCCCTAGAGTATTCTCTAGGAGCTTTATAGTTTTACTTTCCATCTGTGTCCAGTGCTATATAGCAAGGGCAATTCCAATAGTATCCGCAGCAGAAGTCTGCCTTAAATTCCTTCTTTGCAGCGCCGCTTGCGAAATGGTGCAGCGTGTGATCCCCACAAATCCCAACGCACTTTACTTCTACAGGAGTCTCCTTGCAGTAGTACGGACAATTGACATAAGCATCTTGCTTAAATCTCGTACCCGGCATCATGAGCCCCCTTACTTGGCAAGCCAGTTACACGCCTGCCTTTCTCTTCGTGAAAGATCTCTGATCCTTGATCTGGTAAGAGCCTTCCACTCTTCCACTAGCTCCCTCTCATCCTCTGCAGGTTTGAAATACCCCTTGCCATCCTGCAGATTGATAATAAGTACATGACTCTTGGAGATTGCATCTCTTATACTTCTCTCGTTAAGATCCGTCTGCCCCATGAGCTCAGCCAGTGTGATAGCATTTTCATGCCCTGTTGGTATCAGTTCAGTTACATCATATATTGTTTTCATACGCCCCTCCTCGTATCAGTTAAAAGGTAGTTCCTCCTCTATATCGTCTGGTATATTCATAAAGCCATCATCTCCTGCAGGTGGTAGATCCTCGGCAGCAGGTATATTGCTTCCATCTCTCTTCTCACAGAACTCGTGATCGTCTACCACAACCTCAGTAGTGTATACCTTATTCCCTTCTTTGTTGGTGTAGGATCCTGTCTGTATCCTTCCTGTTACCGCGATCTTCATACCCTTGCGCAGGTACTTCTCCGCGAACTCTCCGCGCTTACCGAAAGCTGTGCAGGGAATAAAGTCTGCGCCGGGATCCTGGTTGTTCTTGCTCTTAGGTCTGTCAATTGCCAGAGTATACTTGGCAACGCAGGTCTGCTCCTGCCCCTGTGAGTATCTGATTGTAGGATCTGCAGTAAGCCTTCCGATCAGTATTGCTTTATTCATGCTCTACCTCCTCAAGATCAATGCCCTCGATCTCAGCTCTTACCTCAAGAGCGTGGAGATATCCACCCATGCAGCGCTTCTGCTCGATCAGTAGTTTTAAGGGGCAGCTAGGCTCAAAGTCTAAGGTGCCTGCCTCATACTTGATCGTCATTTTGTGGAGCTTAGTGTAGCGGATCTTGGTCTGCAGGTACTCTGCTTTAAACCTCTCCTTGTAATCCTCGCTCTCCATCATCATTACTGTGTCTTTCAATTCCATCTTTCTCATCCTCCTTAGTGTTATCGTTTTCTACGAGTTGTCCTAACGTAGTTGCTGCTATAGTTCTCATTCGTACTTTTCACCTGCTGCCTCATAAGCAGCTATGATCTCCTTCTTTAACTCTTCCCCGGACTGCCCTTTTTTGATTCCTACTAAGCAGCTCGGCGGCAGTACCATCTCCTTGTAGCTGCATCTCCATAGGTGCAAGCAGTTGCCCAGGTTGTTTACATAATCAGCCTTCACTGGATGTATCTGTATAACTGCCTCATCATCCTTGAAAAACATATCCTTGATCCTGCACATATCATCCCAGGAGGGTGTGATCCTTCTCGCAAAGGGTGCCACAGATACGTGCTCCCATCCTGCCCCGGTAGAGCAGATCACTGATCCATCCCAACCACCGATATGTATCACTCCTCTGAGCCCATCCATAAAGATCTCTACATCTCTCAGATTCCCACTCTCTTTTATCTCTTCAAAACTTCTCACTCTTCATTCCCTCGTACTCATCAATTAGATCCAAAATATTGCACAGGCATTCCTGTATTCCTCTGTGCCCCATATAGCTCAGCGCGGATGCATAGGAGTTTATATCGTCACAGTACTGCTCTACTGCACCATGCAGCCCCTTGTCTTTTAAGAGCTTGCGCATATCCTCGCGCTGCTCATCCGGCGTATACTCCCTTAATTCAAAGCCACTCATGTATTCCTCCTTATGATCTCTTGCACAGCCTCCTCAAGTTCTTTCGTGAAATCGCTCATAGCCTTGCTATATCCCACGATCCTACCAACATTGAAGTTGAGGAAGCAGCAAGCCAGGAATAATATAATGCCTGCTGCCTTGTCTCCCATTTACTCAACCTCCAATACAACGCCATTCTCAAGATCGCAAGCAACCTCAAGAGCTCTCCTGTAATCGTCATATGTTCCGTAGTACCACAGGTTGCC